CAATTTTGAAACAGCTCCGGCTATCTGCAGAGCAGATGACACAGTGCCAGACATTGAGCTCACAGATCGCTCTATGTCCGCGAGAACAGACGCAGGTCCATTGTCGTTCAAAACCTTCTGATTATTAGGAGTAATTGTATTAATCACTGCCTGCATTCCTGTGATATCTGAGGTCGCGGGTTTGAGATCACGCACCTGACTTCCGATCACTTCCATTAATAGAACGGCTTCATATTCGAATGGTGCCGAAACGGCTCCTTCGATAACAAAACCCATGTAGTGACCCCAGTAGGGCGCATAAGCTACAACCCCAGGATTGCTATAATAATCATTGTCGTACTCTAACTCTTCGGTTGCTACGGGCGTATACGTTAAAGTACACCATTCCCGTGTTACAGCACACCGAAAATGAGATTCGTACGCTGAGATACTAGTGATTGCTAGATTGGAAAGAGTAGAGTGGGCTGGTTCCTCGATTGCATGTATTATTCCACCACGATTAAGTTCCGTGCCGGTATACCTTATGCGGAGGCCAGACGCGACTACACGTTGTCTGATCCCCTGGCCCGCTGCATTATTAAGCAGCACTGCCACCGAGTAATCACTATTCCACTGGTTCGTTCCATAGCCAGGAGGGACACCTGTAACAGCGTCATCCATCCCAGCAAAGCCCGCACCAACGGCAGCTCCCACTCCTGAGTAAATTAAAGGTGGATTTGTCGCATTAACTGGGTAGTTATTAGCTAAGCGCCGAGGCGCAAAGGCTATATTGCCATACCCTGTTGCTGCTGACGAGGTCCCAAACACACCAGACATAAACAATTTAACACGTCGGCTTTTAAGAGGAGGAAAAGAAGGAATGCACGCATCCCCTCCATCTTCCAATTTCATGCCGCGGTATATAGTAGAATTTGCTTGCAACGCAGTAGCATCCAGCATCCCAAAAGGGTTGCTTACTGCTACCGCGTACTTCTTACCGCAGTCCGACAGCGTGTCCCCCATCCGGCGTGGCATCGGTCGTGGCATCCTGGTCACTCCAATCTCGCTTTGATTCTGCGATTTCGTAGCTCCAAATGACACCTCTCCCTTACCAGTACGTCTTACAGGTTTCGGTTGCACACGCGGTTTACGCGTGTACTTTCGCCATCGTTCTTCTCGTTGCGCCACACTCAGTTTCCTAAAGGGCACAGTGTTAAGTTTCATATACTCAGCTTTGGTAAGCCGAGTCGTTTGTCCATTACCATATGGGTTGAATCCTCCCTCCTTAAAAGTGACGCATTGATCTGCATCAACATTCATGGCATTCACATCCAATCCCAACAAAATAGCACTTTCCACTAGAGAGGCACGCCTAAACAAAGCAGATGCCACCAATTTCTTAGCGGCATTTATTCTCTGCTCATACATGTCTTTCAAAGTGGGAGACCATCCGGTAATATCGTTTGTCACAAAGACCAACAAGTTCGACATACAAGACATAAATGCGTCCTGTGAGGCCTGACCAGTTCCACTAACATTCACCACAACACTACCAGAATAAATCGTAGTAGTAACATACGAGCCATCAGTTGCTTGCGTCGTAAAAAATTGAGTAATTGTCAAGGTCGTTGTCTGACCATTGCCATACTTGTTGAATCCTCCTTCTTTAAAACCAGCGGCCAGTCGCCCAGCTGCCGATTTTTCATCTCCATCTAACAATGAAGTGAGCGGATTATCTTCGTAAACATCGCTGCCTTTGTCACAGGTTTGTAGTTCCCTGAGGGCGCGGATCAACTTCACCCACCGTTCATTATCCTCATCTAAAGTTGCTGGCTTTTCAGCCGCATTCTCCGACACGGATGGGTGTAAATATTCCCACGTCAGACGCGCAGCCTCGTTCTGGGCCAATTTCTTGGTCTTCAACAAGGCAGTAAACTTCTTTCCGTCCACTTCCGACGTACACGACCAGACAGTGTTCTCCAAGGGGCCCACCGGCTGGAATGTGTATGCTGCAATAAACAATCCTTTATTGGTTAAATCTTGCAGCGCCGAAACGTAAGCGCCTTGTGCAGCGCTGTCCATTCCGACTCGTCCATACATTTTATTTTTTATATTATATTCAACATTGTGTGTTGTCATATTCATTTTAAAGCCTCCACCCTCCAAAAAT